CTTCCGTCTCGTCAAGGAAGCCCTGGATGAACTGCATACCGTCTCCAACGGCGCGGTCGAACTGATCGCCGCCAAACAAGATCCGTCCACGTTGGCTGGCGAGTCCGACACGGCCCCGTCAATCAAGAACTACGACGACGAGTCGCTTCTGCTTGGCTTCGAAATGAACGTCATGAAGCGGATACCGTGGTACACGGAACCGGGGGCGCTGCCATGAGCATGATGCCGGTCAACATCGACCGTCTGACCAAGAGTCCGCGTGCGGCACAGTGGGGCTACTTCAGCGTCCTGACCGACGCGACCGAGGTGGGTGAACTGCTGGCTGCCACCTGGGCAGCCCTCAGTGGACCGTCGCTTGCGGTGTTCCTTGAGACGATGGCCTCGGAGTACTTCACCGAGGAGATCATCGATCGGTTCGCCTACGAGGGCGACGATGCGTCCGGTGACTGGGCTCCTCTGGCTGACTCCACACGTCGCATCCGCGAGGCGCTGGGGTACCCCGGATCGAACCCGATCAATGAGCGTACCCAAGAGTTGCTCAAGTTCGTGGCGTTCCACCGGGAGTTCGGCGTGGGTCCGAACATGGGCTTCATGGATGTTCCCGGCAAGCCGGATACGCAGTCGGTCGAGGCCAAGTTGCGGACCGCCCAGCAGGGGTCGAGCAACAACCCCCTCTTCCCTGGCGCCACGACGCCGCCCCGCCCGGTGCTGGCTACCAACGCGGGCGACATGGTGAACCTTCTGCGCTTGCTTGAGATCTACCTCATGCAGCGGATCGCGGCGGCGATCTGATGGCTGGCTTCCCCGAGAACATCATCGACGTTCTGGAAGCGCGCTTCAAGATTACGATGCCCGACCACGCGATCATCCGGCGCCCGCTGCGACACGCAGACCCGGCAAGATCGATCGGGATCTTCGTGGTCAACTGGGTTCCCGACCAAGCAGAGGTTCAGATTGGCCAGGAAGAGCCGACTCTGGCGAACTACTTCATCCGAGTTCAGAACATGATCAAGGCTGGCGACGAAATCGAGGGACGTAACCTCTATGCCCTAGATGCCAAGACGGTACGAGCAATGCTGTACCGCGACCCAACCCTACAGGTAGAGTTCACTGGACTCACCGAAGAGGTTCTTGGCACTATCGAGCGGCTTCAGAGGTATGGGATCCAAACCCAGTCGTTCATGAACAATGAACTTCAGGGACAGTTCGTCTACCTTGCGACCACTGATCTCTGGATTCAGACCGAGATCACCAAGTTGTAAGAAGGAGCACCGATGGCAGAGAACGTCACAGACGAGCAGGTCGAGGAGACTCGTGCTCGCGTCGCAGAACTTCGGGCACAGGTTGCCGAGGAGCGCCGCAAGCAGAGCACTGAGATCCGTTCCGAAGAGAACTCGATCCGCAAGCAGCGACTGGATCTGGAGGCCGAGAAGTTCGAGCGCGAACTCGCCGCCCTGCGGAACCAGCCCGCTCCGGAAGAGGTGACCCCCGCCCCCGCGGCGGCGCCAGCCCCGACCCCCACGGCACGCACCAACGAGCCGCGTGACACATCGGCTCGCAAGGCCGAGAACGACAAGGAGTAGCACATGGGATTCCTCTCACAGGCAGGTCACGTCGGCCTCAAGACCCAGGTAGCCAAGGGTGCGTACCTCGACCCCGGCGCCGTCGATCCGAACGAGGGCGTGTTCATGCGCCTGCGGTCGGGCGCACTCGGCGGCAACCGAGAACTCCTGATCCCTGATCCGGAGATCGGCGGCTCCCGCGACGTTCCGGACGCCCAGTTGGGTCCGATCTCGTTCTCGGGTGAGTACGACTTCTACGCTCGGATGGAGTCCGTGGCCACGCTGCTGCGCGGCGCCCTCGGTGAGTCGGCGTCGGCGGTGCAGGGCGCCACCACGGCGTACGACCACACGATCACTCCCGGTGAGACGATCCCCTGGATCTCCATCGAGGAGAAGATCGCCAACGGCTACGAGGCCTTCGAGTACACGGATGCGAAGGTCAACACCTTCCATCTGGAGGCCGACGCTGGTGGGTACCTCATGGGTACCGCTGGCATGATCGCCCTCACTCAGGCCATCGAAGCCGCTCCGACTGCTGCCGGTTCCCAGCGCGTGGACACCAGCCCCCTGGTGGTCGGAACCAACGTCACGGTCCAGTGGGGTGGTGTGGATCTTCCGGCCAAGTCGTTCAGCCTCGACATCAACAACAACCTCGAAGATGACGACTTCCGACTGGGTTCCCTGTTCCTGGGGAACCTGACGGAGAAGCGTCGTGAGATCACGATGGGCGTGACCATCCGTCCCGAGGATTCGATCCTGTGGCGCACCGCGATGTGGGGTAGCCCCTCCGCAACGCAGCCGCTGGGCCAGTCCTACAAGGATGACGTGACGATCACCGTCACCACCTACGAGGACGTGCCGGGTGCCACTGGCATCAAGTACCAACTCAGCGTCACGGTGCCGAAGGCGATCATCGCCCCGTTCTCGGTCGACCCTTCTGGGGACGATGTGCTTGAGCACGATCTCGAGATCCGGGCGGTCCAGCCTGACCCCGCCGTCGACATCCTGACGGCAGTTGTGACGAACTCGTTCACCACCGTCGCCTGAACGATGTGGGCGGGCGGGGTACGCTCCGCTCGCCCACAATAATACCCCAACCACACTAAGGGACTCGGAGGTCCATAAAGTGGAAGAGACAGCAGAAGAAGAAGTGTCGACATCGAAGGCCAAGACGAAGTCGGAGCCGACTCAGGTCGTGCAGGCTGACTACTTCGGTTTCGAAGAGACGAACACGGTCATGCTGCCGGACGACGTGTCCTGGGTGCAGCACCAGACCCTGAACGAGGGATCACGACGGAAGTACCTCAACTCCGTCAATCGCGAGGTGCGCCTTGCCAAGGCGACTGGCGATGCGATCCTGAACATGCAGACCGGCGAGGAGCGCCACGCGCTCCTGAAGTCCGCGATCACCGGTTGGAACCTCATGCGGGACGGCAACCCCGTTCCCTTCAATGGTGGCCAGGTCGACCAGTTCCTGTCGAAGGCCAACCCGAAGATCATCGACAAGATCGAAAAGGATGTGCGGAAGCACAACCCCTGGCTGATGCAGGAAGTCAGCCTGGAGGACATCGATCAGCAGATCAAGGAACTCGAGGAACTGCGAGCACAGAAGCAGGCCGAGGAAGAGGGAAAAGACAACTAGAGGAGCAAGCCCAAGCGTTCTTTGAGGACAAGCCCATTGTCGGGGCTGTGGCAGAGAGTCTGCGACTCTACGCCATCTGCCAATCTATGAAGTGGTCACATCTTCCAGTCGAGGGTGGGTTGTACGACCAGCACCCGAAACTGCTGGATGATTTCCAGATCATCATGGCGACGGAGGCGAGCGTGGAGCGCAAGCGTCGGGCTAGAGAAAAGAACCAGAAGATGGGTGGCGGTAGGCCGAAATGAACAACGCAACCTTAAATATTCAGGTCCGAGTTGCTGCCCGCGCTGCCGCCCGTGAAATGGACAACTTCACAGGCTCCGTGACACGCGCCAATGCCGCCGCTACCAAGGGCGGCGGCATTGGCGCGATGATGAACAGTGCTTCATTCCACAGAGGAATGAAGAACATGGAGAAGTTCGGCAAGAACCTCCAGTGGGTCGGTCGGCAGTTGACGTGGAACTTCACGATCCCGATCGGCATAGCCGGGTACGCCGCGACCAAGTGGGCTCTCGAGAACGAGAAGGCCATGACCAAGGTCCGGAAGGTCTACGGCGACCTGAGCCTGTCATCCAAGACCATCAAGGAAGAAACCGACGCTCTAGCCAAGACCTTCGAACTGTTGTCGAGCAGGTTCGGTGAGCATCAGTCAAAGGTGATCGAGGTCGGCGCTGCCTGGGCCGCTGCTGGTTCTGCTGGCGTGGGTCTGGCCAAGAACGTCAGGTCGACGTTGGAAGCCTCCATCATTGGCGAGATGGAACTGAACGAGGCTACCGAGGCGTTGATCGCCACGATGGCTGCGTACGGCCTGACTGCCGACGAACTTGGTGACAGTCTTGCGACCTTGAACATCATCGAGAACGAGACGGCCGCGCAGTTCGGTGACCTCATTCAGGTGATCCAGAGGGCCGCTGGTGCGGCGCGTACGGGCGGCGTCGATCTCCGTCATCTGGCGGCGATGGCTGCCCAGTTGGTCCCGGCGACCGGCAACGCGGCCAGGGCCGGTAGTGCGCTGCGAACTGTCATCTCCCGGATCATGTCCCCCACGGCGAAGGCCGCGGAGGAACTGAACAGGATGGGCTTGGAGGTTGAGACACTCGGCTGGACGAGTCTCAACTTCACAGAGCGGATGCAGCGCATGTCCGAGGGCTGGGAGGAACTGACCAACTCCGAGAAGGCGTACATCACGTCGACCATCGCCAGCCGCTGGCAGGTCAACAGGTTCGACGTGCTCATGCGTGGCTTCATCGACACCCAGTCCTTCTACAAGAAGGCTCTGGAAGCGAGCAGTGACTCGACCCGCAACGCTACGGTTTACCAGCGAGAGCTTCTAGCGGTTCTTGAGTCGAACCCTCGCAAACTTCAGATCATGGCGAATGTCGTCAAGAACGAACTGACGAAGGCGTTCGAGCCTCTACTGCCTGCCGTCGTCGGCATCGTCAAGGGCATCGCCTCACTGGCTCGGGCTTTCGGCAATCTTAGTCCCGACATGCAGAAGATGATCCTGTCGGCGCTGCTGTTCCTCGCCGTCATCGGCCCGATGGCCCAGTACCTCGGCGCAATCGTCCTGCTGTTCAGCCAGTTGGGACTCGGTGCCATGTTCGCCGGAAGAGGGATCTTCTGGGTTGCCAAGAACATGTTGCCGCTGTTCACTATCGCTCTGGTCAAGGTTATAGATATGGTCTGGGCCTTCGTGACTACCCAAGTTCTCGGTGCTGGAACGGTCAGCGGTGCTTGGGCGACAAGCGCTGCAACCACTACCAGTTCTCAGGCGGCGGCGGCGACGGCGACGACGGGGATCTGGGCTAGGGCTACTGCTGCCATAAAGCTAATGGCTCTATCGACGGGTCGATTCTTCGGCGGCATGGCTGCTGGCATGAAGGTAATGGCTCTGGCGACGGGTCGATTCTTCATCGGCATGGCGTCGGCCATTATCACGACGACGGTGAACTGGTCGGCCATCTTCATGGCTATTCATGCTCGGACTGCTGCTGGGACGGCAGGCATCTGGGGAGCCTTCAGTTCCTTCTGGGTTGCCTTGTGGCGATTCGCCCGCCTGGTGGTGGTGACTTGGGGCTCGTGGATGCTGACATACATGCGGCGTCTGGTGATCCTGCTAGTGAAGCCGCTGATGGTGGCAATGTCCGGCGTGGCAACCGCCATCACCGGCGCCGTGACCAGCCCTGTGTGGGCGGTGGTGGCCGTGATCGCTGCGGCGGTGGCTGCAATCGTCCTGTTGATGAACGACGATCTGAGGAACGGATTCCTTAACGGGCTTCGCAGCATCGTTCAGTACCTGGGCCAGTTGCCTGGCGTGGTCGTGCAGGTCATGACGAACGTCGTTCGAGTCATTGCGAACGCGATGCGGGCGGTCATCGACTGGCTGTCTTACCTGAATCCCTTCGCACGTCACTCCCCCTCGCTGGTGGACAACGTGAGGGCCGGTGTCGCCACCATCTTGGACGAGTACGATCGGCTGCGGATGATCCCCGGCCTGATTCGTCAGGCTGCCAGCGCCCACGACGCCTTCAATCGATCCACGTCTGGCGCCCGCCGTCGCTCCGAGGACGTGGAGTACGCCGATCAGCGGTCACGGGTCGTAGCCCACGCTCCCGGTGCGGGTGGAGCGTTCGACGCCGTAGTCGCATCGATCCGGCAGTTGGAATCGACACTTCCACGGGTCAAGCGACAGATCATGGATCAGACCGTCGTGGTCAACTTCTGGGCGGCTGCAATCAAGGTTGCCGAACAGCGCGTCAGTGATCTTGGAGATCAACTTGACCTTGCCAATGAAGCCTTGCAGCGCCAGGAAGATGTTCTTCAGTCATACGAGAATGCGCTGTCGTCGGTGCTAGACGAGATCCAAGCCGTCGAGTCGGCCATCGGACGACTGGCCAGTATGCCGATCGAGGGTATGCGGGAGTACGAGGATCAACTCTTCGCAAACGAGACTGCCCAGAAGCAGTTGCGACTCGAGATACTCAAGTTGGAGAAGGCGCAGCAGGACGAGGGCGATGCCGTCGATGACCTGAGTCGTCGCTACGCTGCGCTGGGCGGCATGATCGAACTGATGCGGGGCAGCCGCGAGGATCTTCGCTTGGCAGGTGCCGGGTCGGATGTCCTGGGTGGGTTGGACTCGCAAATCTCCAGCCTTGAAGCGCAGCGTCGGGCGCTGGGGGATTCGATGGCCAGCACTGGCGCTGGCGCTGTCGGGGAAACCGAGGTCGACCGACTGCGGAAGCAGTTGGAGGATCTGCAGCGCGAGGGCGAGATCCTTGATCTTGAAAAGTGGCTTGAGTTCGCCCCGTTGCAGCGGCAGATCGATGATCTGGTCAATGGCATCCAAGAGATGACCTTCGAGGAGATCATTCGTCAGATCAAGGAGCAGCAGACGCTCCTGGCCGACCTGCGTGATCGCGAACAGGAGATCATTGACAAGATCAAGGAGCAGGAAGGGGTTGTAGAGGAGGCTCGCAAGGCTCGAGATGCGATCGAGGCTCAACTCAAGATCGAGCAGGCTGAACTGGAGCGAATCAACGACCTGCACGACATTCAGCGCGACAAGTTGGGCGCACTGGAGGATGCCTACAGTGCCATCACCAGTCAGATCGGTGACATGCGCTCGGCCTTGTCAGATTTCATCTCCCTGGCAGAGTCGGCTCAAGGGATTCTTGAAGGTGCAGGGTCTGCCGTCGATGACGCTGCCGGGGCTGGTGCCGCCGCTGGTGGCAGCGGCGACGGTCGTCCGGACTTCGGTGAGTTCGAAGTGCCTGGTGGTGACGCCATCCTTAGCCCCGAGGGTGGCCTGTCCGAGATCGAGGACTTCAATAAGCTGCTAGAGGAAGAACTGGGCGCCGTTCTGGGCGAGATGGACATCTTCGCTCCCATCAAGGATGCCTGGAACGCAACTTGGGAGTGGATCAAGGATGCCTGGAACGACACCAAGGAATGGCTGATTCGCAACCTGAGCATCGAGGGTCTGGACAACTTCGGCAGCGACATCGGGGACGGTATCAAGGCCGGTTTCGAAGCAATAGGCAACGCTGTGGTCTGGGTGTGGCAGAACCTTCTGTACCCGACGTTCATGGCGATCTGGGATTTCATCTCGCCGGTACTGATTCCGGTCTTTGAAGCACTTCAGGCTGCTGTCGAGGCGGTCTGGAACGCTATCGGCACTGCCATCTCCTGGGTGTGGAACAGCATCATCCTGCCGGTCTGGGATGCGATCAAGTGGTTTGTGGAGACGGTGTTGGTGCCGATCTTCAACTTCCTCCAGAGCGTGGTCGAGGCAGTCTGGAATGCTATCGGCACCGCGATCTCCTGGGTCTGGAACACGATCATCAAGCCGGTCTGGGATGCAATCTGGGGCTTCATCACCGGCTACCTGATTCCGATCTTCACTCTGTTCCAGACCATCGCGGAGATCGTGTTCACTGCCATCGGCGCGGTCATCGTCTGGGTTTGGAACACCATCATCAAGCCGGTCTGGGACGCTATCTACGGGTGGCTGAAGGACACGCTCCCCAACGCGTTCACTTGGCTCAAGGACAAGGGCAGCGAGGCGTTCGACCTTCTCGGCAAGGCCCTCGCGTGGGTCAATAACAACATCATCCAGCCGGTCTGGGATGCGATCAAGTGGGTAATCGAGAATATCGTTGGGCCTGCTTTCGCCTGGCTCCTCGATAAGGGCAAGACTGCATTCGAGGCATTGGGCACCGCCCTCGGATGGGTGAACGACAACATCATCTCTCCGGTCTGGAATGGCATCAAGTGGGCAATCGAGAACATCGTTGAGCCTGCCTTCACTTGGCTTTCTGATCGAGTCAGTCAGATTTGGAACGGGATCAGCAGCATCATCGCCACGGCCTGGAACGGCATCGCCGGGATCATCGAGGGCGGCATCAATGGCTTCGTGGGTGGCTTCAATATCATCGCCGGTGCGGTGAATAAGGTTGCCGAGTTCGTGGGTGCCGATTCTCGTGTGACGGAGATGAGTAGAGTTTCCCTCCCCCGGATGGGCGGTGGCGGTGGCGGGGCTAACTGGGCTGGCTTGGAGGAATCTGGACTTGCCAAGGGCGGCAGCATCCCTACGCCGTGGGGGAACGCAGCGATGACCGGTGTCGGCTCTGGGTTCGTGACCGATGGCGTGCGGGCCATCGTCGGAGAAGGTTCTCGTCATCCCGAGTATGTGATCCCCACGGATCCGCGCTACCGGGGTCGGGCGCAGGGTTTGTTCGAAGATCTTGGAGGTCGACTGTTCGCCAAGGGTGGGGTCATTCCGGCCCTGGGGCTGGGCGACATCATCGGTGGTGTCGTCGGGGGAGCGCTTGGGCCGATGGATCCCCGCCGCCTACTGAGTGGTGTCGATGAACTTAAGAACCTTGCAACCGCTGCTTACGGCATGATCGACAACGCCCGAAGCGTCCTCGGTGGCCTGGCCGCCGAGCCAGTGCGAGCCGCAGGCAAGTGGGCTGCCGACGAGGGCTACGACTGGATCAAGGATCAGGCAGCCAAGGGAGTCAAGAAGCTCTTGGATCTGGCGGCAACCTTCAACCCGGTCAATATGGTCGGCGGCATCGTCGGCGCTATCACGGGCGGTGGCGGTGGCGGGAACAATCTGGCTCGTGTCCGGTCGGCGCTGATCAGCGGCACGTACGTTACCTCCACGTACCGCACGCCAGAGCGCAACCGGGCAGTCGGTGGTTCGCCAACTTCGTACCACATGGATCGGAACAACCCGGCTGTCGACATCGGTGGCTCTACTGCAGCCCTTGATCGGCTGGCTCCGAAGTTGCGAGGGATGGGCGGATGGCGTGAGTTCCTGTGGCGCACCAAGGGCCACTACGACCACATCCACGTCGCCAAGATGGGTACCGACATGCTCCAGCGCGAAGGCTACGAGCGGGGTGTTCCTCAGTACCCGATCGACCTGGCAACAGGGGGCCGGATCCGTCGTCGCTCCGGTGGTACCCTCTTGCGAGTCGGTGAAGGCCGACACGACGAGGAGGTTCAGGTGCTCCCGGTTCACGGCAAGGACGGAGATGGAGGCAAGAACTACAACTTCTACGGCGACCTGTCGTTCCCGAACATCACCTCGCCTGATGATGCCGAGACGTTCATCCGGAACCTGGAGAGCCTGGTCTGATGCCGACGCCTTCTGGAATCGCTCCTGTCAACGGAGCCACGATCAACACCAATCTCCCGCTACTGGAGATGATCTTCGCTTCGCATACGAAGCAGCAGAAGGCCGAGTGGCAGTTCGCCAGCGACGCGGGGTTCACGGCCAGCATCCGCACGATCACCCAGGCCAACGCCAAGTTCACGTCAAGCCTGTATGCGTCAGAAACGGTTCCTGGCGGCTCCGCGTTGACCCAGGGCACGTGGTATCTGCGGGGCCGTGCGATCGATTCTGACGGCGTGCCGTCCGACTGGACGGCCACCAACACCGTCACCGTCACGCATCCCCCCAGCGCGACGAACCTCGACCCGTCGTCGGATGAGTCTGTGGCCTACGGGACTGGCGACATCGTTCACGATTGGACGTTCTTCGACACATCTCCGGATGACGCCCAGACTGCGTACGAGTTGCAGATCGAGCGCAACAGCGACGGCTTGTCGGTGCTCGCTACCGGCAAGGTCGTGTCTGGCACGACCCAGCACACTCAGGCGATCAGCGGCACCTACAACAACACTCGGCTCCGGTGGCGTGTCCGGCTCTGGGATCTTGGTGACGTTGTTGGCCCGTGGACGCCATGGGAGACGTACTGGCTTGCCGACCTTCCAGTCGTGGCGATCACGTCCCCGGTGGACGCCACCGTGCTGGACACGCCCGCGCCGTCCGTCGCCTGGTCGCTCACGATGGCGCCGGGTCGCACGCAGTCGGCCTACCGGGTCCGCTTCACCCGCACCTCCGATTCGGTGGTCGTGCATGACTCGGGTTGGACGGCCAGCGCCACGCAGAACTACCAGCCGCCCAGCATCCTTGCGAACAACCAGAACTACACGGTCACGGTCGACGTGAAGGATGACCTCGGAAACGTCGGGTCGGACTCGAATGCTGTCAGCACCTCGTGGGTGGCGCCGGATACGCCCGCCCTGGTGATCGACGCTGACATCTTCACCCGCTACGGCTATGTCCACCTGTCGTGGTCGAATGCCAGTGAAGATGGTTCCTTCGTTCGGTATGACCTCTATCGTCGGCGCCCCGATCAGGACACCGACGAGTTGATCCACAGCACCACGACGGCGCAGGCCGGTTACGCCCTGAAGGATTGGCTTGCTGCATCCAACGTCGTGAACGAGTACCGACTGGTGCAGGCAGCCACCCGGTTCGGAGCCGAAGTGGAGAGCGACTCCCCCACCCGAGCCATCCTGCCTTACAGCGATTCCTACTGGCTGTTGGTTGACGGCGATCCGGACCTGACCGTCGAACTGTACGGAACCACCTCCGACGACTTCACCGAAGAGTATGAGGAGCAGACGCACCACATCATCGGTCGAGGTCGCAAGAAGGATGTCGGTGATCGTCTCGGCTTCAGCGGTTCGCTCAACCTGCAACTGCGTGACCGCGGCGACCTGACGGCCCGCGCCCAGCAGCAGCGCATCCGCGACCTCAAGACCACGACCAACGACATCTACCTGCGGAATCCCTTCGGAGATCTCTGGATGGTGGCCCCTGGTGGGATCAGCGTCTCCCGCATGGCGGGGGTCGGCAACCGAGAGTTCGCTGACCTGCAGGTGGCCTACGAGGAGATCAGCCCATGAGCACGCCGCCGCCAGAGGTGTTGGAGGCGATCCTTGCTCCGGTCACCCAGGTCGTGCGGCACGTGGACATCTACGAGTCGGACGGCACCACGCCCTGGATGATGGACGCCCCTCTAGTGTCGGGCAGCGTCTCGATCGACCAGACGCGGGACGAACGCCGGACCGGCGAGTTCTCCCTGGTGAACGACGACGGCAACCTGGACACCACGCCGGGGAAACTCTGGTACGACAAGGTTGTCAAGGTCTACCGGGGCGCCATCGTCAACGGCGAGGTCTGGGAGGCCCAGATCGGCATGTTCATGATCGACCAGTTCAAGGAGCCACGGTTCCCGAGCATCGTCGGTCTGACCTGTCGGGACTTCACGAAGAAGTTGCTCAAGAGCAAGTTCGCCTACCCGACCCTGTTCGAAGCGGGCACGCCGTTGGAGGATGTTGTGTCGGCCATCGCCCTGAACGGCGGTATCGATGATGTGATCTTGCCGAACACGGGCCTGACGTTGGCTGACGAGCATCTTTTCGACAAGGGCACGGAGCGTTGGGAAGCCATCAAGGAGTTGGTGCTGGCCCACGGGTACGAGGCGTTCATGAACCCTCGCGGCGCTATGGTCATGCAGGCCCAGCGTGATCCGTTCCTGTCCCCGACGATCTTCACCTTTGAGACTGGTCCCGGTGGATCACTTGCGGACTGGGAGAAGCAGTCCACTGACGCCCGGATCTACAACCACATCGCCGTGACCGGCGAGGGCACGAACCAGGCTCCGGTCTACGCGGAGGTCAGGAACACCGCAGTCACTTCACCGACCCGGATCGACCAGTTGGGCGAACGAACCTACGAGTTCGAGAGTTCCTACATCACCACGGTTCTGCAGGCCGAAGAGGTCGCTGCGAACCTGCTCAACATCTACGCCTTGGAGCAGTACGACTTGTCGTTGACCTCGGCAGTCATCCCCTGGCTGGAGGCTGGCGAGATCATCGAGTTCGTGGATCCGGATCCGAACCCGGCCGACCCGACGCGGTTCCTGTTGAGTAGCCTCGAGATTCCGCTTACACTGGCCCCGATGTCCAGTACGGTCAAGAGAGTGACGTTCGTCGGATGATGAAGCACGCAACCTTCGAGGACCACCAGTTCGCAGCCCGGTTCCGTGACTGGGTGCGCCAGGTCGTTGCCGACGAGATCGAGAAGTTGCGGCCGCGCTACCGCTACGCCGTGGTCGATACCGTCGACACGGTGAACAAGATCGTCTCCGTGACCTACCCGGACGGAACGTCGGGGATCAAGATCCGCTACGGCAGCCTGGTCCCGTCAGCAGGCGACACGATCCGGATCGCGGGCCTGCCGAACGACCGCTACGTCGATGACGTGGTGAACCCCGCATGATCAAGATGAGTGACCGAGGCTTGACCGTCGACTACCCTGGCCCGCGACCGGAGGACACCTGATGCCATTCAGTGATGAAGCCAAGAACCTGATGCTGAACACCCTGGCGGTCAGCGCGGATTGGGTGACGGTCCACATGCCCACCACCCTCACGTCTGGCGCAGCAGCGGCCCAGAATCAGGTCGCCGTGGCTGATCCCGTCGAGGTCGGAGCCACCGTCAAGGTCGATGCTGCCGGGGCGAACGAGGAGACCCACAGCGTCACAGCGACGGCTGGCACCGGTCCTTACACGCTGACCTTGGCAGCGAACCTTGCGAACACGCATAGCGCCGGGGTGTACGTCTCGTACGATCCCAACGTGGCAGTCGGCCCCAAGGAGCCCTCGGGTGGCGCCCCCGCCTTTGCCCGCAAGGCGATCACATGGAACGCTGCTGCTCTTGGCAATCTCGATTCTGCAGTGATGCCCGAGTTCGACGTGGCTGCCAACACACCGATGACGCACGCGGTGGTCATGGATGGCCAAACTGGTGGCTCCATCTTGGGATGGGGCGAGTTCCCGCTGACCGAGTACGACGCCCAGGCGGTGTTCCGACTTCGGGACGTTGACCTCCATCTGAACGTGGGTGACTGAGAATGGCCGATCTCGCAACGAACTTCACAGACTCAACGCAGACGCCAACGATCCATGCCGCTGCCCATAACGACGCGAATACTCGTGTGAACCAGATGGGTGGCATCGAGGTCTTCGCGTCTGAAGGTGACCTGGCCGTGAAGGTCGGCAAGGGCCGCTTCCGGTGGCCCTTCGCGGTGGAGATCCTCGGAGTCGCCCTGACGGCGAACACGCCCCCGACCGGTGCTGCTGCCATCATCGACGTGAACAAGGCTGCCGCTGCGTCTTTGGCTACCCTGTCGACCATCTACACCACGCAGGGCAACCGCCCCACCATCGCTGACGGCGCTTACGCTGGCGCCGAGACGGTGCCCGATGTTGCAGCGTTTGCCGCTGGCGACCACATGACCGTCGACATCGATCAGATCGGCTCGACCGTGGCGGGAGCGGATCTCGTCGTCCACGTTCGATACAAGCGGACGTTCTGATGGCGATCCCTCTGTGGCAAGCTTCAACCTTTGCCGAGAAGACCGACACGAGCGGAACGAACTACTCGATCAACAAGCCTTCCGGCACGGTGCAGGGTGATCTGCTTGTTGCAATCCTCCACTGGGGTAACTCCGGCACGATGCTCGACGCCATGTCTGGCTGGAACCTCATTGATCGCAAGGTCGATAATGGGGTCGGCACCATTGCCTTCTGGAAGTATGCTGGAGCAAGTGAACCCGCCAGTTACAGCCTCACTATTCCAAGCACAGCCAAAGTGTTGGGAACTCTTTCTCGCGTCAATGGCACCGCTCGCGCTAACCCGGTCGGCGGGTACGGCTTCGATGCGTGGTCGGCCTACACCTCCAATACGCTGATTCCTGCCCCATCGGCCTCGATCTCCGAGAGTGTTGAGCCGATGCTTCTCTTGGCAGGCTTCTGGTTGGGGTACGCCTACGAGATCTCTGCGCCGTCTGGCTGGACGCGCCGCTTCGACAAGGCGGTCAACTTTGGCGTGACAGACGGTGGAGGTTGCAACCTCTCTACTCGCGAGGTGAACAACTACTACCCCACGGCGCCGTCAGCCACGGCGGTCGCATCCACGATCTCAACCAATAGTCGGTCAGCATTCCAGGTAGTCATCCTCCAAAGCGCTCCCACCGTCCCGACCCTGGTGGCGCCCGAAGATAACGCCCAGGTGTCGAACCCGGTGACCGCCGATTGGACGCACAACGATCCCGATGGTGACGCCCAGAACCGCTATGCCTTGGTACGGAAGAAGGTGGTGACCTGATGGCTGTTACTCCAGACGCACCCACGGTCACATCTCCCGCCGACAACGACACCCTTGCCTTGACCAGCGGGGTGGACTTCGCCTGGACCCACAACGACCCCGACAGTGACCCCCAGGCGGCGTGGGCGATCAAGCGCCGAAGCGCCGATCTCCCGAGCGACATGGATTCGGGCCTTCAGTACGGCTCCGAGGAGTGGTGGAGCGACACTGCCCAGGATGTTCTCTCCGGCCCGACCACCATCGACACCTCCACCGCCGCCACGGCGACCGCCTACTCGAATCAGCGCAAAGTCGACCGCTGCCAGAACGGCGTGCTGTGGGCGATGTTCGACAACGGCGAGACTGGGTTCGGGGTTGACTGGGAGTTCCATTACTCCACCGATGATGGGGAGACATGGGCTCTTGGTGGCTCGTTCGCTAGTGGTAGCGCAAGGACATACACGGGGAATGGTTCCTTCTTCATCGACCTCGATGACTACGCCCACGCCGTCTACAAGGACCACAACGACGGCTACATCTACTACCGCCGTGGCACCCCGAACGCTGGCAGGACTTCGTGGACGTGGAGCGCGGCGACGGCGGTCCGGTCGAATACTTCGGGCGACTTCCCCGACATCGTTGCCCATAGGGAGGGCACGGGATGGATGGCGCACATCGTGTTGTCGTTCCTCGTCACGTCCCCCGGCACAGCCAATGGCGCCGGACACTACCCGCTGACTATTACCTCTGGTGGGGCGGTCTCCTTAGGCTCGATTGGGACGCTCGGTCTCCATTCACGCAATAGCCACACCTACCCCTCCATCGACTTCAACCACACCGGCGACGGCAAGACCGTGGCTGGTGGCACGCCCCACCTGTACGCCGCATGGTCGACCGGTGGGTCCGGAGGGGGTGACGGGATCCGGTTCAAGAAGGCCACCTATTCGGGCGGGTCGTGGACGTGGGGCACCGAGCGGGAGATCGACAACACCCGGTATGTGTTTAATACGAACTATTGGCTCAACTGTCTGTTCGACGGCACCCGAGTGATCCTCGTCGGCAGCCTTACCGGCTCGTCTTATGACGTGATGCTGTACGAGCGAGACTCGGCCGACACGGTCACAACTACCCGCCTTCTTCTGGATGACCAAGATGCGTCAGCGGGTGCGGTTGCAGCTCAACCATTCATCACCGGCTCAGCGACCTACGACGGCAATGGGGACGTCTACATCTCCGGACGATTCAATGAGTCGAGCACTGCGAAAGTCGGTTACCGGAAGTGGGTGAGAGCCACAACCGCTCTTGACCCTGTTGTAGTCATTGATGTCTCGGCCAACTTCGCCCCTTACGTCAGCGCCAAGCGTGGCTTCTCGAACGGCCGCATCGAGTTCATCTACACCGACGGCACCACCTCCCCGTACAACGTCACGTATGGCTCGATCATCCCCCGCACGGCCAACACCTGGGGTGCCGGTCCGGTCACCAACGCTGGCACGGCCTCGTCCAAGACGATCACCGACTGGCCTGCCGACGCCGACACCTACCAGTACGCCATCGCCACTGCCGATGCTCTGGGGGGGCTGGGCGCCTACACGGCTTGGCGCAACCTCAACCCGTGGGAGTTCTGGAACGGCTCGGCGTGGGTGCCGATGGCGCCCGCCTATGTCGTTACGGCAACTACCGAGGCCACCTTCGGGTCAGCCGACTTCGAGCAGGGCATGACCTACCAGTGGACGGTTGCGACCGAGGATACGGGTGGAGCCGACAGTCCGTATGCCACTCTTCGGACCTTCTCGATCGGCGGCTTCGAACGGTGGGGGGCGGTGTTCATCTAATGGCGCTCATCCACGGCAACAAGCCCTTTGGGGATCCAGACATCGGATTCGGTTCGACCGGTGGCACGTTCGGCAACCTCTGGCCCAATGGTGAGCCGCAGACCGATGGCGTCATCGCGGATGGCACTGCGGTCGATGTCACCACCGATGTCATCTGGCCCTTGGCCGACGTGGTGATCGCCAACGGTGCTGTGGTCGAACTGAACTTCATTCAGGTGTTCCGCTACTTCGGCAGCCCGGTCAAGGTGGCGCCGGTGCTGGCAGTCGGCCCGACTGCAGCCACACTACGGAAGGCGAGCATGGAATGACCTTCTACATCAAGCAGGGCGATACCAGTCCTGGCTTGCAGTACCTCTTGACAGATGCGGGCGGCAACCCGATCGCACTGTCCGGCGCCACGGTCACGTTCTGGATGAGCGCCGTCCCGCACACCGACCCCCTGGTGGCTGGCGGCGCTGTCGATGTCATCGATCCCGCGACCGGCTTCGTGGAGTACGTCTGGCAGGCAGGCGACACGGCCAACGCTGGCCGGTTCAAGGGCGAGTTCCGAATCACGTTCGCGAACGGCAAGAAGATCTCCGCTCCGAACCACGGCTACATGGACATCTTCATCGAGTCCGAGTTGGCCTGACCCAGAGAGCATGGACCTTCGGCGGTTGCCCCGGCATCATGTGAGGGTGACCGGCGTTGCGTCTCCGGTTCGGCAGGGTGTGGGGGTCGGTTCTTCCGCTGGAACCGGCCCTCCACTCGCGTTCAGCCCCAAGATGGCCTGCTGTGTGCCCCGTGGCTGCGAATCGAGCCGTGCTGACGGTGCCGATACCCGCCAGGACGTGAAACGCAACAGAGCGCCCTATAGGGGTGTCTGAAGGGATCCGGGTGCATACGCCCTGGTCAGAGGGTCGCGATTCGGTGACTCGTACTGGGATCTGGTCGCTACCCGGATAACAGGGGGGGATTCCAACTACCTTACGCAACCTTGGCGTCAGCCTTAGTCTAACCCAGTGAAACCTTGGGACAGTCGATCGGCACAAGTACCTCTCGAGCAACAGAGATGGTGCGGTCCTCACCAGGACTCTCGGGCCGGGGCAGACTCAGTGTCTTGAGGTAATCCTGCACGGAAGTCTCAAGGTTATCGAAGCCTGAAACCTTGGTGAAGTCTGTTGGTTCACGCTCCTCGGCCAAGCGTTCGATCATCGTGATGATGACGGTCTTGAGTTCGTTGTTCGACTGACAGAGCGTCACGGCATCCGTTCTGGCCTGTTCCTCGATGCGGTCCTGATTCTGCACGCTCAGGAAAAGGGCCGCTGTGACGGCAATCACGAGAATGGCGTAGCCGATGGTCAACCGCCACCGTCGCACGACGATGTTCATTTCACTCTCCAAACAGGAGCAGGGCAAGGACGAGCGTCACTACGACGGCGATGTAGATGACGAGATATTCATATCGGCGCAAGAGATCTCTTCCTGATTTCATTGTCATTCTTCCCCAGTTCCGGGGGGGGACTTCTTCTCGTCGGCTGACAAGACGAAGGGAATGCCGATCAGCGAGGCCAGGAACACCAGGGCCGCTGGCCGTGGCTGGTTCACAACGAACAACTCGTTTATGCATCCACCGATTCCGACCAGAAAGATGATCGAGTCGCGAACGCGCTTGTCGTACTTGATCCATGCATCGCTCTTTCTTCGTTCCTCGGCCGCCATGTCGGAAACCTTACAGGCGGGGAAGAGGGAGACGGTCGGCCTTGCCGCTGACGCGCAGTTCACGTTCCAAGCCAGGAATCAAGTGGTTGTTGATCACCGCGACCGGGTTGGACGACTTCGCCGCAGCGCCCAGCCAGGACAGGTAGCCCTTCGGATCGTTGACCCGAACGTCGTAGTCCGGGTTGTCCTTCGTTCGGCGGGTGAGTAGGTACAGCGTGCGAATGGCTTCTGCGATCACGTCGTCATCTCCTCCAGCAAGTGCCGGTGTGGGCTGATGGTGGGCAAGTATGTAGAGGGCGACGGCATATCGGAAGCCATCAAAGTTGGCGTCAACGAAATCGATCTTGCGAGTTGGAGCCCACTCTTCGTGCTGGCAGACCTTTTCCGGTCCATACCCAGCGACATCGTGCATTGCCCCGTGAATCCGAAAGGCAGTCTCCTGGCGGCGCTCAGGCCAGTGCTCGTGCGCCATGATGCCGACGTGCTCGATCTCCAGACCGAACACGCTGGAGTTGCCTGACAGACCCCGGAACCCGCCGCGACCGGCGTGGTTCGCACGACCAGCGGCGATCAGGTACACGTCATCGTACTTGGCCTTGGGGTTGTACTCCGAGGATCGGGACTGGCCGACGTTGCACAACGGACCGGGCAGGCCAGCGCGACCCTCGATCAAGATCCGCAGCGAAGGGATCGATCCGCGTCGGGCGCCAGCCGTGTGATGGTTGACCGCACCCCGTGGATTGAAGGTGCTGGATCCGCGCCACTGCCATCCGTTGACTTCGATGACAGGTAGACCCCAGTCGCGCAGGGCGGGGGCGAGGTCAGTCTGTCGGGGCACCGAGTGCCTCCAGATCTCGCTTGTGCTGATCGATCTGATCCTCGGGAACGCCAGCGAACAGGGCAACGCCCATCGCTTGGTCGTCGGTCAGTTCCTCGCGGATACCGCCAGTCAGCGCGCGCCATGACCAGTCGAGGAAGTCGTCGTCGCTGGCGTCGGGTTCATCAGGCATGGAGACAGAGTCCTTTCTCCTAGTGAACCGTACTGCAAGACCCGCTATTCGACCATCATCTCTGCGTTGTGCAGGACTCGGACGATGGCTGCACGCATCAAGCGATCACGGAGATTCCCGCTGTTGTTCGCCTGCAGGTAGGCGATCATCTGCTGGATGTCCGGATCGTCGCGATGAATGCCGTCCCGCAGGTCGATCGTCACGACACCTTCGTTGGAAGTGGAAACGCCCATGCGGTGAGGGTACTACCCCCGCCGCATGGGCGCTTTTGGACAGGTTTATCTCAAGGTTGGCAGGCCCAATGGCCCCAGCCGCCTCGATCGTCGTACAAGTACCGGGCGAAGCGAGCGTTTGCGTAGGGGTCGAAGCGACCGTCGTAGTAGGGGACGCCAGTGACCTGGCCGTAGCGGGTGGCCCACTGCTTGATGATCTGGAACAGTCCGGCAGCCGAGTAGGCGGTGTTGCCGTTCAGTGCCCGTGGATCCTTTTCGGACTCGCACTGCGCCACTCGATGGGCCTGGGAGACGACACCGGATCCGAGATCACCGAAGGCCCGTTGAATGGCGTCATCCACGGAGCCGGTACGTGGAGCGGGGGCCTTCTGCCAGGGGTGGGAGTGGCCAGCGGCCTGCATGTTCTGGCCGGTGGCGGTGTAGATGACGTGGTTCATCGTGCCGGGTGGATCGCTATTGATCTTGTCCCAGACAAGCGTGTCCTCCCAGGTACACGCTCCAGAAAGAAGAGAAAGGGTGAGGGCGAGGGTGATCAGGATGAGGGAGCGAATAGGTTTGCGCTTCTTCATGATGTTCATTCTCCTTGGTTGATGGATCAGTCCGGCAACTTGCCGATGGTATCGAGGGCGATCTCAGCCTGCTCGTGGAAGTAGTCAGCGATCCCTTGCATCCGCTTGGCTGCCAACTCCTGACCGTTGTCGGCCAGCAGGCGTGCCGTCAGGGCGATGTTCGACGCGTAGGTGAGCAGGGCGGGACCGGCGAAGGCGTCCTGACGACGGATCACCACCGCGTCATCGACGGCCATCGGGATCGTGTCACCCTTGGCCTCGACCGTCTGGTACCAGTCGCTGAACTCGTCAGCCTTGAAGGTGACGTACTTGTTGTCGGGCATGATGTCGGTATTCTCCTGTTCGCGCATGAATGTCTTGAAGGGGGCAGCGTCGGCGCAGTCCAGCCGATCGCGGCAGTAGCGGATGTTCTCTTGGATTTCGATCCCGTTCCGCTTCCACTTGCTCTTGTGGACAAGGATGAACCGGTCAGGACGTTCATCTCCGCAGACGTGACACGTCCAAGTCAGATCATCAAGATTGAGCGGCATCGAATAGAACCTCCATATCGTGGCCCCACGACCAGCGCGGTTGGCTGGCCCACTCGGAACCTTCGCGGTTGTACGGAGCGTCGAAGATGACCGGGTTCCACTCGGCACGCTGGAACCACTGCACCTTGGGTGCGTCGTCCAGCAGAACGGAGCCGCGGATCAAGGACTTGTTGGGCGCCAAGATCAACTTCTCGAGCCACTTGCGGCCGAAGTGCCGCTTCACCCAGAAGGCTTTGTCGTCCCGACAGGTCGAGTTTGCCTCCAGCGGTTTGGTGCAGATCCACACGTCGAAGTGCTCTGCCAGCAGTTCGATCCCGTCTTGGGCGCCGGGGGTGACGGGCAGGTCAGCGAACCACCCGGCCATGTCGACCATCTGACGAGCGCGTCCACGATGACGACCGTTGGCGATGTGTTCGGTGGCGAAGCGGTGGCGCTGTTCGTGCACCTCACAGTCCAGCACGAACCCTTCCTCCCCACACCGTTTGAAGAAGTGGACATCGAAGTCGGCCAGCGGGCCATCTTGATCCAAGAGCAGGATCTGCTTCGGCATCAGATGTCCTCCGCGAACGGGGTCAACGATTTCGTCTTGATGCGAGCCTTGCCGAACTTCTTGCGGACCAGTTGGCGCAGTTGCGACTTCTGGTCGTCGGTCAGATCCTCTTCCTTGATGATCTTGTCGAGGTCGGTGACGCCGATCTTGCCGTAGCGGGACGCCAGGTCGGGACCGATGACCTTGATGATCCGTTCGCTGTCGGCCTCGCGTCGGGCCGATGCGGTGATCTTGACCTCGGTGGTGTTGGTTCGGAGATCAGTCATCTCCTGCTCGGCCATCTCATCAAGGATGTACTCGTCCAACTGATCCAGCAGGCCGGACAGGGCGTTGCGCTTCCACTCCAGTTCGGCGCGTCGGTTGGCTGCATCTTCCAGGGTCGTCACGCTCATGACGCCGCCGCCGCTGACGTGGCGCTGCATCGTTTCGCACGACATGGCCCGGACGCACCACCGGCACTCGGGGTTTAGCGTTTCACGGGTGCCATCGCTCTCGTAGATCTTCTCTGCCAAGTTCTGCAGGTACTTCCACGTCTGGACGTTCTCGTCTCGGTCGAACTTGGCCCCCACGATGTCGTAGCGAAGCAAGTCGAAGGACATCCAGATTCCGGAGGCATCGGGGTAGGCGATCTGTGCGGCCAGGGCGTAGGCACGCGGCTGGATTCGCTCCTTCATCTCCTCGGGCTGTACCGGCGCCGACACAGACTTGTAGTCGATGATGTCGATCGTGCCGTCGTCCAGCCGATCGCAGCGGTCGATGATGTAGGTGAAGGGCAGGACGCCTTTGCTGGTCTTGAGGTCGAAGGTCAACTTGTCCTCAGTGGAGATGACCGTGCGACCCTCCCAGTAGTCGTCCCCGGACCGGTCGTACCAGTTCCGGAGCATCTTCACGCCCTCGGCCTTGCGGTCGTTGGTGGCGAACAGGCGGTCGTACTCGACCCCGAACAGTTCCTCCAACTTGGAGAACGGGGCACGTGGGAAGTGGTGTCCGTCCTCGACCCAGTGCTGCAGGGCTTCGTGGCAGGCCGTCCCCAGGTTCGCCGCCGATCCGGACAGTTCCGGAGTGCGTTCGATGTAGGTGGCTTTGTAACGTGCTTCACAGCCTTCGAATACGAGGCAAGCCGAAGCAGAGAGTGTTCTTGGCTCCATGTGATGTCCTCTATGTGTCGGGTTGACCTGGCGTGGAAGCGTTGTCGGGATGGAGGTTCATTCCTGCTTAGAGGATAGAACCTCCATCCCGATCAACTCACCCTACCAAGGTGGATACAGCACCAGCCCCGGACAGGGACCGTCACCGGTTCGCATAGTACCAGCCCGGTCGGCCTGTTACCAGTGAGTCAATCAGGTTTCAGGGGTTGACTTTCTGGCTGCCATGGGCAACGGAACGGATGTGCCCGGATCCACCGTGCCAGCCGATCGTCGGACGGATTTCAGATGTCTTGGTCGACTGTCTTGGATGTCCCCAAACCGATTGCTTGCACGTCGCCAAGAGATCACTTCCCCACCCCACAAGCCAACCGAACCAGTAGCGTGACCGAACTGATTGCAGACCTTGGCCACCGGGCAGACGTTGCAGTACTCCCTGCCTCTGGCTGCCGACTGTCCTTGTTCGAGAACGAACAAGGAAGGGTCGGCGTCCCGGCAAGCGGCATCGACCATCCAGGCCATGGGCTGGATGTCGAAGGGCAAAGGCCCCTCGAAACTCACTCTCCGGAGTTGCGGCCCTTGGAGGCCTTCTGGGTCCGGGGGCGGCTCGGGGGAAGTTCGGGGGTGCCGTCATCGTCGTTGTTCTCGGGTTCCGGCTCGGGTTCCGGCTCGGGTTCTGGTTCCGGCTCGGGCGTGTCGTCGTCACCGTCGGAACGGTCCGGGGTGGCGTCCTGATTGCGGCCATCGCCTTCGAACGTCGACACGATCGGGTTCGGTCGGAAGTCTCGGGTGACGCCGGGGGCGGCGCCTTCACCGAAGAACTCGACTGGGGATCTGATCTCTGTGCTCATCTTTCCTCCTGGCTAGGTGGTGATTCACTCTATACCAGGAGTGGGACTCAGCAAGCGGAGGACGTTACCAACTGAACAGACCCAACTGCTTCAAGCGCTCCGTGGAGTTCTGGAAGTGCATCTCGTCTAGTTCGAAGGCGATGCTGTCGCGGCCCAGGTTCTGTGCCGCGACCGATGTGGACCCGGACCCTGAGAATGGGTCGACCACCAGATCGCCGGGGTCGGTGCTCATCTCGATCAACTTCTCGATCAAGGGAACGGGCTTCTCGGTGGGATGCGTATTCTTGCCGGACGCGATCTTGTCGACGTGGATGATCCCCGATCGACGGTACGGCATCTTCCGGCGACCCTTCTTGAGGTACAAGATGACCTCATGTCCGCATCCCCAGTTGCCCTCTAGGTCACCGAGGCCGGGGTAGCCCTTGTCCCAGACGAGCATCTGCTTCAGTTCGAAGTCGGGGATCCGGCGCACCAGAGGCATCCACGTGTCGAGGATGTGCCAGGCCGTGAAGATGTACATCTCCGATTCGGTGTCCATGCGAGGCAGCAGCGGTTTCATGGCCTGCCGGAACAGCAGGATCGCGGCGTCCAGACCCTGGTCTCCTTTGATCTTCTGGCTGTACTTCTTGGACTCAACCTTGCGGGTGTTGTTGGACTGGAAGTCCATCCCGTAAGGAGGATCGGTAATGATGCATTGGATGGGCCGATCGACGGTCGCGCCCAGTTCCCGGCAGTCGCCGTGGAGAATGATGTTCTCGCTCACTTGGTACCTCTAACCCTGGTGCTGTCGGTTGCGCTCGAACACTAGCAGGGTGGACGAGTTCCTGCGGGCATGAAGCTGACGCTGCCCAGGGGGTTGTGCCCGGTACGAAAGGATGTCGAAGCGATCCCGAAGTCGCCAGAGGCCACTGTTCCGATCAGGGAGCCACGGTCCCACCACGGCATCCTCGACCATGCGTGTCTGCCAGCGGACCTTGCCAGAGCAGACCTGATCCTGGCACTTGACAAGCAGGAAGCGGCGAGCCACACGAGCGCATTCGACGGCGCCTGATTTGATCAGCCGCATTCGGTCCTGCCACTTCGTTGGGGTGTGGACGCCGTACCGCTCATCTATGGTCTTGTCGGGCGTGCCGTTCAGTTTGTAAGGTGGATCAAAGACCACGGTGTCGTATTCGTGGTCATCGAACGGCAGATTGGTGAAGTCGATGCTGTAACCGATCGGTGACTTGTCGGGATCAATGTCACATCCGACAAGTAGTTGGGGCATCCACTCTGTCCAGAAGCCGCCCTTCCCGTAAGTCACATCAAGCACGTTGCCGTCGAGGTAGCCAAGTCGCGATACATCGCGGATCAGTTCGGCGTTGTTACGCCACAAGCCGGTAGCCATCACTGGTTTAGTCACGTACTGTCTCCTGAATGCGAATCAACCCCACCGACATCCTCTTGGCCATCATCATCGTGATCCTGCTGATCGCGCTCTTCTAAGTGCTCCTCGCAGGCTTCGATCCACTTCTGGATGCCATCGACTGTCCGCTTGACCCACTTCTCGGCGTCGTTGTCGCAGTCAGGTGACATGCCGCAAGCCAGAGCCCGAGGGAACTTGACGATGGTCTTGCATTCCAGAAGGGTCCATATTTCCTCGTAGTACTCGACCGGCTCGTCCGAGAAGTCCTCGTCCAGGCTGTCGGGATGCAGGGCGAAAGAGAACTCGCCATAGATCAGTTCGCCATCGACGCGCCGGTACGTGATCATCGCATCCGGGGGGTTGAGGCTGGTCATCGCTGGCCCCCTGCTGCCCCCGTCAGTCGTTCCGGCTGCTGGCACAGCATCAGAACACGTCCTCGATATCGATGTCCGCACGGCGGTCCACTTGGCGTGGTTCTTGGGCGTAGCGGTTCAGCATCTTTTCGCGCTCCGTGGCGATGTCGTCGGGTGGGATCGGGTGACCGAACAGGCCCGACATGCGGATCACGATGCCGGGGTCGGTGTCCGGATCCTGCTCCACGATCGTAGAGGTTACGAACCACACATCTCGGTCGTTCTTGAACAGGATGCCCTGTAGAGCATCTTCTAGAGATTTCTGAAGATTCGTGGCATCGGCCAGATGCCGTCGCGACTTCTTGCCGTCACCGATCTCGTACCCGGCCAGTTGGCGCCAGAAGTAGAAGTCCAATCGGATGGGCGATCCGGCGTCCATCAACGGCTGGGGTTCGACATCAGAGAGGGCGTCCTTCACGGCCTCTTGGTAGGCCCGCAGCGTCTCGGTCTTGTAGACCATAGGGAATGTCTTGCCACCCTTGCGTCCGATGCTGACCTCGGGAGCCGTCCACGGCTCGGGGTTGATTCCGTCGATGGTGAAGATCACAGCGGGATGATCCCAGTTCCACGGCAGACAGAGCAAGTAGCCGGTGGCCGCAAGATGTTCTTGACCTCGCCAGAACCGCGGCATGTCACACACGACATCTTCCTCGGCGCCACGCCAGTCGCCTTCTCGTACTTCTCTTTCCATTCCATGATGTCCTCCAGCGGGGTGGCGGCAGGCACAGCCCATGTGGCGGGCGCCACCTTGCGGTCAGGTTCATACTCGGTGGCGCTTTCGAGAGCAATGTCGCCATCCACGGTCACAGTCTCGGCCCGAAACGTCAGCGACACCAACGGCGCGACTCTGGTTGCGTCTGCCGTGATGCTGATCTCTGTCAACTGCTTGATCTCGACCCCATCCAGAAAGACGGTGACGAAGCCTTTATCGGACGAGATCTCGACCGTGTGATCTCCACGACCGTGCGGAGGGAGGCTCTTGAACTCACCCATCGAACTGCAACTGATCCGGATTGTCGACGTGCATCTCGACAACCTCAACGGTGGCTCGCTTGCCCAGTGACAACTCGATCACTCGCTTGATTCGTTCCACGGCCTTGTCCACGTGCTCTGCGATCCCGTACACCGGAATCGTGAGGGTGAGGGTGACCTGTCGTTCTGCTTCGCGGTTGGCTGTCATAGTTCCTTCTGACTGTAGATGCGTCGGAGAGTGTGAAGCCCCTGGTGGCGCCTACGAATGCGGGCACGCTTGCGAACATCAAGGATGAGTAGAATGTAGAGGGTGCCGCCGATCAGCGCGGCGATCAGGGCCGGGATCATTCTGCAACCTTAAGCATACGAAGTCGGACAAAGAATGAAGAGTGGACCCAGCAGGTCGATGTCCCGGCAGCCTTCCACCGCCACTGGCGGCAACGCATGTAGCCCAGACCACCCGACCCGATCGGTTGCTTCGTCAGCACGACGTGCGTGCACCGTTCGTGATCCTTCATGGCCGCTTCGGCATGATGTAGCACTCGTACCCGCGGTCGTCCGAGACACGCAGGGGCAACTTCCAGGCCATCTCCGGATCCTCATGGCCGAACTGGATCGTCACCACGTCGGACTGGCTGTGGCTGACCGCATCGTTCAGCATCGAGGGGATCACGTGGAGCGTGGTCGACTCGCTGTAGTCCCCATCCATGCAGTCGATGGCGTCCTGCATTCGGCCAGTGTCCGGCACGTCCATGTCGATGACAATCATCTTTAGGAGGCCGGTCCCATCGAAGGTCACTTCCATGGTCGGAAGGCGCTCGTTGCGGAACATTGCCATCATCCGGGCCATGGCGTCGTTGAAGGCCTGCTTGCGGACCTTGAAGAAGCCGGCGAAGTTGTCTCGCATGATGCCGGTGTAGTTGGGGTACTTGCCCTCGATCAACTGGGAGGTGGCCTGTGTCTCGGCGTCCAGGGTCATCAGCATCCGACGCCCATCCGAACCGATGGCGACATCGGTGGCCGATTTCAGGATCGGTGCAAGCGTCAGAAGCGGGACCGTGATGGGCTCCTCTACCGAGGTGATGCACGGTACGACGGCCAGCATCTGCTGATTGCAGCCGACGAGGTTGTCGCCGTCGATGTGCACACCGGATAGGAGTGTTGACTTCTTGTCGCAAGCCCAGGCGACCTGATCCACCTTCGATGCGAACTCGTTCGCCTCCTTGAAGGCGGAGCCATCGAACTCGTTCAGGACCGGGAACTCGTGTGCGGGGAGTGTGTTGAAGCGGACCTTGACTGATCCTGCCGCCACCCGAATGAAGCCATCCCCCCGGTCGATGAAGGTCGTCTGCATGTCCGATCCGGACATCGGCAGGTTCATCACCAGCGACGACAGCAGCGCCGACGGCAGGCGCCAGATCGCTTCGTCTCCGGAGGCTTCCACCGCAGGAACAGCCTGGATGTAACTCGTATCGAGGTTCGTGGCCCGTAGAGTCAGCTTCTTGGCCATTGGCGTGACGGTCATGTGGAACCCAGCCGCCTTGTCGAAGGCAGCTCCCTTGGTGGGAGCGATGCGCGCCGCCTTGGACAGCGCGTCAGCCAGTTGGGGGTTGTCGAACGTAATCTTGGTCGTCATGTGGACTTCTTCGCCTTCTGAGACTTGCGCCGCTTCCGGCGCTCACGGATGTCAGCAATGCGGGCACGCAACTCGGCGGCGTCGGGACGCTCGTCCTTGGAGACTGCGTAGTCCTTTGGATAGCGGTACTCTCGCTGTAGAAGATCCCCCGAGTGGCGTGCGATCAGGTCATGCCGTTCGGTCAGGCACCGATCGCAACGGTAGGACAGGCGATGCCCGAACAGCGGTGCCCGCATGTCGATGGGGGCGAAGTCGTCCCAGCGGTGACCGAGGCCCCGACAGCGAACGTACTCGTCGGGGAGGGCGACGGCGGTCATCGCTGCACCACTCCTGACTCGGGGATCTCTAAGGTTTCAGGCTTGCCGTAGGCACACCCGACCCTTCCCTCTGCCTGGGCATCACGGGTCAACTTGTCGGTGGGCTCCACGTAGTGCTGGATGGTGAGCCCCGATGACCAGTCGTAGCGACCGTCCATGTATGACGGGAGGCCGGTGTAGGTGAAGCCCCACCACTCGATGCCAGTTAGATCGAAGCGACCCGTGTAGTGCAGAACCCAACCGAGGAGACGCTTGGTGTCGAAATCCGGTCGGCTTGAGTAGTTACCGGGGCACCAGGCTCGGATCAGCCACACGCCGGGTTTGTGGGCTGACAGGGCTGCCTTGCGACTGACGAGAGCCCGCAGTGGCGGCAGGTCGGTCAGTCTGCGCTCGTTGGGTCCGATGAGGTAGGTCATGGCTTGAACCGTCCTTCATCTATGGCCTTGTTGACCGTGGCGATCAGTTCCTCCTGAGCCGCCAGTTTCGTGCGGAGCATCTTCAGGAACGAGGTGGGGACCAGTCGGAAGGGATCTTCCTCGTGATCCTCGGCGTTGCGGAGGTAGAGCCGTCGGTCGTTGGCAGGGGTGCTGGGCGCCGCCGAAACGATCACACCAGCAGTGATGTACTTGTGAGAGTCGTATGCGTTCTGCACGTCATCGATGATGATCTCCAGTCGCTCCAGTTCGCCGCTCATCACAGCATCTCCCCGCTGATTGCCTGAACTCCTGCCACGTCGAAGGCCTGAGCCAGAACCTTGCGGTAGTAGCGGGCCTCCTCGAGATGGAGTTTGATGTCGTCCATGGCGCGGTGCGTCTTGATCGACCCGTCCCCCTCGTTGGGGATCATGTCCGGTCGACCCACCACGTCACGAACGAACCGGCGCATGACGCCAACGTCGATGACCGGGTACGCCAGGTGCTTCGAGAGGTACTTCATGTGGTGTCGGATGAAGCGAGCATCGAAGTGTCCAACGCCGGAACCAGCCAGCATGATCGCCTTCTCGCGGATCTCCATCTCCTTGAGGATGGACACGATTTCGCGGTCAACCGAGAACAGATCGGGAGCAACCCCGGACTGCAGATCTTCGATCAGACCGTTCTTGGTGTGCATGTCGAACACGGCATCGATGGAACGCATCCGGTCGTACCAGTCGCCGTGTTCGGGCTGGATGACCTCGGTGTACTGCATGACCGGTTGCAGACTCATGTCTGTGACGATCATCGCAATCTCCACGATGTCGTCAACGTGCTCGTTGGTCCCGGTACTCTCCAGGTCAATCCAAGCGAGATGGGTAACGTCTACTCCCACGGGGAGTACCTCCTATGTAGGGTGCTGTCGGGCAGGTTTCACTGTAACTCATAGGCAGGGATGGTTACAACCCTGGATCGCCATGTTCCTCGTTGGCGAAGCGAATCATCTCGGAGCGCCGGATGTACCACCGGTTCCCCTGCTTGACCCCCTCGATCTTTCCTTCCTTGATCCAGTTGCGAATCGTCTCGGTCGTCACGTGGAACATCGTCGCGACCTTGCGGGACGGGTACAACTGCTCTGGTTCGGCCTCGGTGATCTCGTCGTCATTGATCTCGATGTCGGTCATGGATACTCTCTTTCTGCGCCCATGTTGATTAGTTCGTTGTGCCATTCGGCATGGAAGTAGGTCTGTGCTTCTCCGACGAGCGCGTAGCACCGCTGACAGATCTTCAGAGTAGCGAAGGTCAACGTCTTGCCGTCAGGAACGGTGATGAACTGGTTATTGCCTCCTGGGAAGCAATCCCACTCGGTGATCACGTCATGCGTTCCTTGTTGATCTTGTTCTTCAACTCGGTGGACTCGGAGAACCCGACCAGGACATGGCCGCGGCTCTGGCCCCCGTCCAGCGCACCGACCCAGTGAGCCAGGCCACCGGCATCCGGAGCACGCTCCATCACATTGCGATACAAGAGTGTGACGAAGGCCCGGTTGTCGAGTGCCCCGTACCGCTGCCGGAACTCGGTGGACCCGGTGAAGCCGTTGGCGATGGTGTGGAGCGACGTGCCTGTGTCGAGGCGGGCCTTCCAGTAGTCATAGCCACCACGGTCCGGTTCGCGCAGGAACGTGGCTCGGTACAGCCGGTAGATCGAGTCGTTCGGGAACGGCCAGACCTTCGGCGGTGGCGGTGGTGCGGGCTGGCTCAGGACGATCGAACGCACCCCGGCGAGGTCGTTACTCCAGTGAGCGAAGCGGGGGTAGGAGAAGATACTCGGGGCGAAGCAGGCCACGAAGGCGTCAGCGAAGGCTTCGTTGGGTCGGTGGAAGTAGTCGGCATCCGACACCCGCCAGCCACTCTGGTAGGTCGAGTGGGTGTGGGGTGTGTTGTGGGACCAAGAGATCTCTTCGCCGTTCTGGATGTAGCCGTCCCAGCGACCGTCGAGATCCTTGTGCCACTTCGCCAGGAGCGCCTGGCGCTGGTCGTCCCGCAGGGCGCAGTCGTCCACCATGTGACCTGCCTCGTGCAGCATGGTGAATGCGTAGTTGGTCACCGAGTAGCGGTTGTTGAGCAGGATGACGTTCTGGACCCGATCCTTGGAGCCGTAGTACATGCCGGTGTTGCCCTGGCCGGTGTCCTCCCAACGGACCGTCACCTTGCCCTCGGACTCAGCCTTCAACTCGGGCAGGCATCTCTCCCAAGGGTAGAAGCAGGCGTCGATGGCATCGGTGCACTGCTGGAGGGCTGTATCGCTCGGTGGATCGATGAACTTGAAGATCCCGTGGATGTGCTCTGTCATGCTTGATACCCTTCGTCGACAAGGAACTGGTTGAGGGACTCGCCGGTATCACGGGACCAGATCGTTCCGATGTACCGGTTGAAGGTCTGACGGTCGGCCAGGGTCTGGATGATGAACGGGAACGTCTGCGTGACGGGCTGACGATCGAACCACTCGATCACCATCTGCCGAATCCGCTTGCCGTGCTCGCGGTCGTCCCCGCTGAACATCTCGGGTGCGTTCACGTCAACGAGTCGGATGGCGTGCTGCTCGCGATTGCGGAAGCCGTTGTCGATGTCCATGACGACGGTATCGCCATCTATGACACGAACGAGTCGACATCCGTACGTCCAGTTGACCTCTGGCATATTCATGCAACTTCCTCTTCTGCTAGTGATGCCACGAGGGCACGCTTCCAGTCGCTGTCGGCTTCGATCAGCGTCTTGAACAACTTGTCCTTGCGCCGCAAGATCGTCTCAATGCGCTGCTCGACTGAACCCTTCACGACGATCTCAAAGATCTGAATCGGTTTGGTCTTGTCGGCACCGATTCGGTGGATCCGATCCTCGGCCTGCTCGTTCATCTTCGGAGTCCACAACTTGTCGAGGAAGATGCACTTGCTGGCCTGGGTCATGTTCAGACCCACGCCACCGACCTGCAGCATCGACACCAATGCAGCGCGGCGCCCCTCGGCATGGTGCACTGCCCACTGCTTGACGACCTCGGCGCGCTGATCCTTCGGGGTGTCGCCGTTGAGCACGAAGGCACGGATCGGGTCACGACCGGATCCCTTGGGCGGGTTCTCCAGTCGGTCGACCATGGCTGCCTGCACGCCGCGGAACTGGGTCCAAACAACGACGGGTTCAGCCAGGTTGTCACCCTCGTCGTGGGTGATCTCATCGACCATCTCCACGGCACGGTCCAGTTTGATGGAGTGATCCTCGGCACCGATGGTGGCTGGTGTCCCGCAGATTTGCTTCAGCCGCAACATCTTCGACAGGACGTTCTCGATCTCCATCGGGTCCGGGCTGTCGGGCAGATCGATCAGGAGTTCCTCCTCGGCCTGCTTGTAATACTTGGCCTGGGTGGGGTGGAAGTCCACGTGGATCGGGATGTGCTGCTTGGCAGGCAGATCCAGGCAGTCCTTCTTGAGGCGTCGGATCATGTAGTGATCGATGAGGTCTTGCAGTTCGTCCTTGTTCTTGACGCCGACGATCTGCTTGTCTTTGTAGCCACCGAACACGGCGAAGCGATTGACGAAGCGCCAGTAGTTGGGGAACTCGCCAGGGTTGACCTGATGCAAGAGTCCCCACAGGTCGTTCACCTGATTGAGCATCGGGGATCCGGTCAACAGGAACGACCGTGGCGCGTTCAGTCGATGGCACGCCTTGGTTCGCTTGGCCTTGTAGTTCTTGATGTAGTGAGCCTCATCGAAGATCGTGATGTCGAAGTGCATCTTGTTCAGATCCTCTATGTGCGACAGAACCTGCTCGTAGTTCACGATCAAGAAGTCGATGCCCTGCGAGGTGAACTCCTCCAACTGCTTCCTGCGTTGGACTGGCGTGCCGTCCAGCACGAGGCAGGAGAACTCGGTGTGCTTGATGATCTCGTCCTGCCAGTTCCACTTCAGGGAGGCAGGGGCGACCACCAGTACGCGGTTGGCCCATCCCTTTTCGAAGTCGATGGCAGCCACTGTCAGGGACTGGAGCGACTTGCCCAGGCCCATCTCGTCACAGAGCAGGAAACTGCTCATCCTGGCCATCTCTCGAACGCCATCTATCTGATGAGGGTAGAACTTGGTGTCGTCGTGGATCTTGCTGAGAGACTTGCGTCCCCGCCCAGCGGTGCCGGACTCGGTTGCAGTTGTGGTTGCGGTGGTCATGACACCTCCTCCACTGTTACTCGGTACAGATCGCCAAGTTGAGGGATCGGATCCTTCTTGGAATCCAGAAGTAACTCAAAGGACTGACTGGTCACTTGACCGGCAACGATGACACCCTCTAACTGAAGGGTCACGTGGATCACTCGTTCGTAATAGTCCCTGCGAACAGAGATAACTTCCCATTCTTCTCTCATCCGAATGACCACTCCCATGCTCGTGTAACGGTGCCTGCCAGGAGGATGACAAGGATCACAGTGATCATGAGCACGATCGCGCTCACAACCACCTTGACCCACACGGGTGGGTCCAGGGGCTTCGGATCCGTCATCGGCAGAGCCTTCGGGCGATCGTCATCCTCGTAGGGAGGCCAGGTGTAGCCGGGTTCGTCGCTCATGGCTTGATGATCTTCCCGTTCTGCTTCGGCACGATCAACTTCGGCTTGCGGGATGATCGCATCTGAGCCAGCGCTCCGTTGTGGGCTTCCTCCAGGGAGTCCCCAACGAACTGCTGCCAGTCCAACTCGAACTGCAGGCGCTCTTCAGAAGCGTCGTCATCGATCGGGCCGAGGATCTTTTCGATGACGACCTCAAGGATCATCGCGACCGGCGTACCGGGCGGCACGTCCTCGATGGTGCGGGCCAGCAGGAGCATCCGCTGCGCCAGAGCCGACTGGGCGTCTAGGGCGATGCGGAAGTTCTCAGCAAGTTCCTGTTGCTTCTGATGGTTGGCTTTCGCCTTCCGATTGATCTTGCTGATCATCTGATCGTGGTCACTCATTGGTTTGTACCCTCCTCGTCGGCAGCAACGACAGCCAGTTCCTCGTCATGGTCGCTGCCACAGGCCACGCAGATGTTGTGCTTGGTGGACAGAAGGGCGCTGATGATGCCGTCGTAGTAGGCGGCAAGCATGGCCGGACTCTCGGCGTGGATCATGACTCGCATGAGTGTCTGGATCGCCTCCAGGCTTTCCTTGTCAGCCTCATGGAAGAGGGACTGCAGGCGATGCTGCGCGTCGTCCACGGACATCTCGTGGTGATCGTGCTGCTTCTGCTGGTGCTGGATGAACTCGGCCATGCCGAGGATGAATCCCGGCACCTCGTTCTCTTCTTCTGACATGCGTTCTCCTTGGTAGTATCGAGAGAGGCCGTCCCACCGTGACGGCGAGACGGCCTCAACTCTACTTCAGTGCGTCTCCGTTCGCCGCCGTAGCGGCAAGTTGACTCTAGAAGGGCAAGTCATCCTCGTCGTCGTCGGCGGGTGCGGGGGTGTCGGCGGCAGCAGGGGCGGGGGCATCCGACGGGGTGGTCGGGGCGGGCGCCTCTTCCTTGGCCGGGGCCTTCGTCGTCACTGTGACCTCCTCGTCACCCGACCCGGAGGGGGTCGACACGAAGTCGCGAATCATGCGGTACTGGTGGGCGAACTCGGGCCACAGCGACTCGTCGGTGGCGCCACGACGGATGAACTTCGGCACGGCGTAGTCCACGGATCCGCGGCGGCGCTGGTCGAGGCTGATCTCGGTGTGCACCGTGTACAGCGGGTTCTTGCTGCGGGCGAAGGCCGTCAGGTACTGCTTCGACGGCTTGATGGCCGAACGCTGGACCGACAGGAGCGCCGGGGCGCCAGTGGGGTCGTCGTCCGACATCGGCAGGAGCAGGGCGAAGGTGTACTGCTCAGAGCACCAGGGCGTGTCCCGGTTGGGGTGGCTGCCCCAGTCCTTCAACTTGCAGTCGGCGCAGGGCAGTTCACCCGATTCGGCCTCGTTGGCATCGAACCCGGAAGCCTTGACGGGGAAGCCGTCACCGGGGATGCCGCGGTGGAAGTCGAACGACTTGCACAGGGGCTTGTCGTTGTCGCCAGACGGTTCCGGCGACCACAGGATGCGCTGCTTGATCAGGCCGAGGAGAATCACCTCGATCTTGTCGTACTGCGTGCCGGACAGGTTGTCCTCGAAGACTCCAGTGGAGTGGTCGATCTTCAGGCGGGGCATCACCAGATCGGAGGAATCCATGTCCTCCAGACCCTCGGGTGCCCCGATGTCGGAACGGGCCAGGTCGGTGGACCCGGACTTCTCGGGAAGTGTATCGCTCATCGGTTCAGTCGTCTCCGTTGGTTCAGTTATGACTTCTTCGGATTGGTGTCATTGAGACGTGAGAACTCGCCCCACGCCTCGAATGCTGCAGCGTTGTACGCTTCAGCAGCATCCTCCTCCACGGCAAAGCGGCCTATGCAGATCGACTTGCCATTGATTCGGATCTGTGCTCGCCACTTTTGGCGAGCCTTGTCCCAGGTGACTCCCTTGTATTGCGAGGAGCCGCCTCGAGATTCTTGGTTAGCCATGTTCTGGCTTCGGGTTGCAAACAGGCACTTCAAGCCCCATGCTTCTTGGCCTCCTTGGCTGCACCATAGAAGGCCAGCAGTCCTGCCAGTTCGTGCATCCGGGCAGTGAGCGCCCGGATACCCAGTTCGTGGTGGCGCATCTCTGATTCGGCCTGATCGCGACGGATCTCCTGAATGGCGATCTCGTCCCGGTAGGCCATGTGCACCGTGTCCGCTTCGAACACAACCTTCAAGTGATCCTTGAAGGCGGTGATCTTCATCTCGGGGTGCTCGCCACGTTCGTCCGATGTGATCTCGGCTTCCCGTGTCGTTACCGCTGCCCGCAGATCCCGCAGTTGGGCGATCGCGTCGAGGTAGATGTTGCGCGCCTCGTCGTGACCCTGCAGACGAGTACGGCATTCGGCGTACACGTCATGGACGCCAAGAGTCTCCTCGGCATACGTCACTGGGTTCGGCATCGGTCGGGCCTCGTGGGGCTGTCGGGTCGGGCGGTTCCATCACCATAGACCATCCGGGCCGGGATGTAAACATCCCCGTTCCAGATACAGAAACTTTCTGGAGGAACTACTGCAAGGTCCAGTCGTTCTGGTACACGCGAAACCCCTTACGGCGCATCCAGCGGATGAACTCCTGCTCCGCTACGCGCCACTCTGGCTTCTCGCCAGGCTCGGCCAGGTTGCGTGCCAGAATCTTGTCCAACGGCCTTGGCCCCACGGAGCGACCATGGAAGTGGATGTAACCATCCTTCAGCGACTTGGTGCCGATCTCCAGCATGGTCGACACCTGATCGAGTGTGAACAGGAACGACCGGATCGGCAGGCCATTCGTCGATGCCTTCATGGGTCGCTTCGGCATCAGACTTCGACGCTACGGAGATGTGTGCGGGCTGGGAAGCAGGCATCGCCTTGCTCGTTGAGTAGGCGTTGCAGATCGGTGAACGACAACTTGGCGGTGCCCTCCTTGGCCCAGTTCTTGCCCCAGGAGTTGTGGATGGTGACGTAGGACTTGTCGTGATCGACATCGCGCCACGTGCGATTCCACCAGCCGGTTCCAGATTTGTAAACGATCTTGACGGCGTTGGCGAGGATGGCGTGCCCACCGGCCAGGCCACCATGAGGGCGGATGTAGCCCTGTGGATCCGGGTGGAACATTCCCTCGTACCAGTTGAGGCCCAGCACGCATGGTCCGAAGTAGGCGATACCTCGGGCGACCTCTTCTGCGGTCAGTGCCCAGTGGTACGACTCGAAGTAGCCGTTCTGCTTGCAGATCTTGGCACCAGCAAGGATCGAGGTTCCCTCGTAGAACGGATCGGCACCAGCATACGAGCCACCGGGCCACGGATCGATGCGCTGCGCCTCGATGTAGATGACCTCCTTGGCATACTTCGCTGTTACCCCCTTGACCACGTACGGACGAGCGATCAGATCGTGAGCGAAGGCGAAGCCCACGCAGGCGCCGTCCGGACCCTGATCCAGCCAGGCATCAACCGACCACGTGTAGGAGCGGGGCCGGTACATCGGCTCGGTGTCGATCCCCAGTTTGGCGTCGAGGGTGTAGTTCAGCGACCGCCAGTCGAGTTCGTAGAGACGATCAAGCCGTTCGTTCTCGACGCTCATGCCGTTCTTCAAGGTTGTTGCCATGGCGAGCAGCATACCGCAAGTCGAAACGGGGCCGCCCCTCTGTCTGCAATGCAGACGGGACGACCCCGTTCCTTCCTCACCTCAACCCGACAGCCAAGGAGGGACTGGATGGACTGTAACACCTCGTCGGTGCAATCCACAACGGCAGTCATCGTATCGACACGGTTGCCGTAGATGGATGACCATAGAACGAGAAGAAATGGGCCGGGAGTGCTCGTGACAGCCCCCGACCCATTCCTCCCGTCAGCCTCGATGACTCACGTCATCAACAGGCTTGACTGGGTCGCCGTTTACTCGGCAGCGGTCTTGCGGGCACCACGGCGCTTCTCGAGGATGCCGTGGAGGCCCAGCTTCTTCCCCGTTGCCGAGTAGTCCTTGAACGCGAAGGGCTTCTTGTGGAACAGGGCGAACCCGTAGTCGTCCCAACGCTTGAACACGGCGCTGACGGCGCCAGTCGAAGGCGGGGCGTCGAGGCCCTCCTTGTCGGCCACGGCCTGGGCGACGTAGTGGGGGGTGAGCGTCTTGCCCTCGGGCAGTTCGATCTTCCCGGTCAGGAAGTCATCGCAGACATCCTTCACGGAATCCGAGAGCCAGCCGCGGGGGCGCTCCACGTTGCGGGTGACCTTGGGCTTATCATCGGTGGCAGTTGCCATCAGAGTGATTCTCCTCGTTGTATCTTCATCGACCCATTCGGGTCGTTCGGTTCGGCAAGTATCAACATAGTTCCTCGCCGTCATCGGCACAAGGGAAAGTGGCGCCGAACTTGTGGACGTAGGGCCAGGAAAGTGCCTCGACACTGCCTGGACGGATTGTTCGGGATACCCCCGGCAGATCAGAAGCAAGGTCAGCGAAGTTCACCACCCCCCACGTCTCGTTCGAGAACATCTGCTCGAGATCTTCCTTGAAGAGGACGGCGCTACGGTGGTCGAACAGAAGCATTTCGTCATCCCACCCAAGGGAGAACTCGGGGATCATCGGGCCGTCGATACCGTCCTCGGGAGGAGTCAGGCCGCAGTAGTGGGCCAGCCGGTGTCCGGGGACGGCATCCTCTCGGATGACAACCAGCCACCACCGGTCCATCTCCTTTCGGGAATAGCCGAAGTGTGTCTCTACGCCAGGGATCTGTTCGAAGCCTCTGAGGGTGATCAATCGAGGTTGTGGCACGGCGAGCGGACCTTCCTTTCATTTCTGCGTTCCGGGTTCTAGGGCGCGCTTGTACTGGCTTGACCGTTACCCCTGTCAAGCATTTGTGATTGGATCCGTGCTGTCGGGGATGGCGTCGTTTGTTGGACGGGCACCAGGGATCCGTGTCGGCACCATACCACCTCACGCGACCTGCGTGGCCTCGTTCAGGCTACAGATTCTGCCCGAATCTGTAGCAGGCGCCGGGTTGCGTCCATCCAGTCGTTGATTGCGGAGAGGGATTCTCTCGTGACCATCACCGGACCGTCAAGGACGATCTCGAGTAGGCCATACAGTTCGTCGTCGGTGATCTCTCCAGAGGTACTGATGGGTTCTTGGGTTGGGGCCAAGGTTTGTCCGTCCTGTTCATCGGAGTGGCTGTCGGGTTCTGGTGCGGGTTGCGGTTCAGGATCCGGCTCCGGGGCAACCAGCGGGGCGTCAGGGCGTTCGGAGCAGTCGTCCACGTGGGTGCCCAGTGCATCGAGGAGGAACAGGTCATCGCAGTGCGGGCACGGGATGAACCCGTCCGGCTCCGCTACCTCCGGGTCGTCCTCGACGGCGAACGTCCACCTCGGTACGTGGTCAGTCTCTTGGCGGTAGATGTGCATCGCCAAGCCCATGGGATCTACGAACGACTTGTCGCACGTCGCGCAGTCAGTTGGGAAGTCCCCGTCCGGGCCACGGCTACCCCAGTTGCGATACATGGCGGCAGCGACGTTCTTGCGTACCGAAGAGTTCTTGATCCCCTCCCAGACCCTTGGCTGGTGCACCTCTATGGCAGCAAAGATTTCTTCGTCAGAGCAGTCCCAGATGTTGTTCCTACCCTTGGGTGCCGGGATCGCTTGGATCTGAACTTCCGTGTCGCCATTCCGGATCGCCTTCTGAAGCCTCTTCATCTGCTGCCTGTCGAGGATCAGTCCGGCGTTCTCCAAGTCCTTCCTGATTGTCTTGATGATGTTGGAATCGCTGGGCGTTGCCGATGTCACGATGAACTCCCCGTCGGGTGGATACCACTTCATGTGGCCTCCGTTGTGCTCCACCGACCAGCCCTGCTGTTCGGCTGTCCTCTTCATGTCCAGTAGTTCTTTTGCTTGAGCCATATGGCTCTCCTGTCGGGTTGGTCGCGTCGATGAAGGACGGACGCGGCGGGTGGTCGTAGTTGCTGTTGGACACGCGCTCAAGGCCCCGAAAGGTGACCTCATCGTCGGCGTGCACCCAGACACCGTTCAGGACTGAACGGCAGCAGGGGGCGCCGCAGATGTCGCAAGGCACCTCTACCGTCGTGGGAAGTTCGTCCTCAAAGTTGCTCATCTAGGTACCGACTGTACTCCTGCTCCACGACGATTGCAGCGTCGAGTACAATCCCCTCGGCTTGGGCCTTGTGTAACTGCTTTGTCCAGTAGACAAGTCTAAGACTCATAGCAAGGTTGGCGAGGTTGAGGATGCCGTAGGCCACCGCCACCAGCCACCAGAGATCCATTCCGATCCCCACTCCGATCCGTCGACAGGAGTAGATCACGGCGGTATGAATAATCATATCCCTGAGTAACTGCTTGCCGAACGCGTCCCGGTACCTAGACATCGGCTGCTGCCCGCTTCGTGGCCATGCCGACCCCGGTGTAGACCTGGGTCGTCTCGACCGATGCGTGACCAAGCAACTCTTGCACGGCCCGGATGTCGTGCGACTTCTCGTAGGCCACGGTGCCGAAGGTGTGTCGCAAGTCGTGACTTGCAACCGGTCGTGACACTCCCGCGAGTCGCCCGATCCGGGTGATCGCACGGCGGGCGGCGCGGTCGCTGATCGGCACCAGCAGTCGGCTCTCGGTCTGACAGGCCAGTGTGTAGGCCGGGGTGAGATCCACCATCACCGATAGGGACACCGGCACGTCGCGACCTTTGTCGCCTTTGCCGTGCACGGAGATGACGATCCCGTCGTCGTCGGAGAAGTCGTTCACCGTGACGCGTCGTGCCTCATCGACACGGAAGCCGAGCCTGCCGCACATGGCGACCAGCGCCTTGTGGTGCGGCTGACGAGCGGTGTCGATCATCCTCTTTACGTCATCCATCAGATCCGGCAGGGGGTGTGACCGACCGGCAGCCACGTGGGGGGCGCGGTACTTGGTCATGAATCGGTCATCGCCGGTCACGTACTGGCCGAACATGCGGAGCGTGCTCACCCTCCGCTTCACGGTAGACGGGGCCAGTTTGCCTTCTTCGCGAAGGTGTCCCAAGTACATGGGGATGGCCTCTTCGATGGGGTGTGTCAGGTCGAAGCCGCTCTCGAAGTAGGCAAGTATGTCGACCGAGTAGGCCGAGATCGTATGCTTGCTGCAACCGTCGAGACGCTTCATGTTGAGGAACGCGTCGATGGCTGGAATCGGGGTATCCATGTTGTACTCCTCTGGCTGTCGGGATAGTGGAGATACTAGTTCAGCACCGGGGTCGGCGCTAGTGGCTAGTGCTTCTTCTTGT